CAGAAGTTCAAAGTTAGTCATTCCCGTCTTAATGGAGAAAGAAATCTTCTTGATCCACGCCTTGCGGCCATCGCAAAGGATATAGCCAAAAGGGTTGTCAATAATGTCGTTTAATTGAGCGGTTGTGATTGGGTATTCAAAAGACAACTCGTTCTTCATATCCGTGTCAATGCCACTTATGTTCCACCAAGGGAAGGCGTTGTTGGTCTTTGGTATCTTTCTTCCAGATAGCGAGTACCCATTCCTTGTCTTATTGACATGGTTTCTTGCAACAAAGTGGTTAATAACCGAAAAGCAGGTTTCCGCATCGTTATTAAAGGTAATCGTGGCAGGAGGGACTTGCTGTCCTGCCATATTATACGTTGCCGTGACACCAAGTCTTTTTACGGGATAAAAGGCGATATTGTTGGGGTAACTCGTGGATGATGGCAGCTTCTCGGCCATATAGATGCTCTCATCCGAAATGTTGTCCGACAAGTAGGATGTGTCACTCCAATTAGCGGGGTAAAATGTTGAAGTCGCATTCAGCGAACTATCCGAGCAAGAATCGGTCGTGAAGCCAATGCCCTGATGCAAATAGAAATTCGTGCGTGAACCGGTAAGGCCCGTTTGCAAGGCCGAAAAAACAAAGGTGTCTCCCCTTTTGAATAGCAAGTCCTTAATGTCCTCAAGTTCAAATATCTGTGTTGAGATGTTAAAGGTTTCGGGTTCTGGCTCCACTTGTATGGTGTATGTTCCGTCTGAATTTCTCTTGGGGATAATACACAAATTGAAAAGCGAGTAAACACCCGTGCTTAAATCGTTGAAGGATACGTTCATCAATTCTTCCCGACCTTCAAACGGAGGGCTTACAAGCGGGTTGGCAGAAGCGTTCTTCGGGCCAGACTTCAATATGTTCCCAGAGGTAAACACGAAATTGTGCGCCCCGTAATTAAACTGTGTCTGAATCGTCAAATTGCTCGGAGATGGGCTTACGGCTGTAAAGTTTATGCTGCTCATAAAGCTTGCGCCTGTGGTCTTGTTGTAAAAGTCCAAGCAAGTTATAGACTGAACATTCCAAGGGAATATCAAAACGATTGGCACTCCATTTGGATATGCTTGGCCTGTATTGTTTATGTTGTCAGGAACAATAACGCCAATAGGCAAATCGCCCCTGTTAACGGCGTTCCTGTTAAAAACATACACATCGGGCCAAGATGGTGCGTCTATGTTAAATGTCCTTGAAGAGTTTAAGGCTATCGCAAGGTTTCTCCCAATATCCCTCTTGGTGATATTCCCTAACAAAGGGCTGTCTATGCCTGGAAGATTTATCGTTTCCTCTACAATTACATCATCGCCAAAAATATCGCCCGATATTTTAATCTTAATAACGTACTCGTCAAATTGCGCACTTGGAGGATAATATAGAGGGATAGAAACAAATGGTTTGATGTCAAGAACAACCCTCCAAGTGTCGGGCGTGTAGATGTATGCGCTGTTTGATAAATAGCTACTTGTCGCATTGCACTTTCCATCCGTAATGTACTTGAGAACGTAATCGGTGGTTTCAAGTATCTTGAACCATCGCTTGTTTATCAGCGTTGGTGTATTGGTTGATAAATCATAATACGGGGTCGTTGTTAACGCCCCTATGTCTGAAAGCGAAACGCCGCCATCGGCAGGAGAAGACATACTCTTGCCCCCATTTACGGGAACCTTGGTTTCATTGAATCTTGTAATCCTTCCGATAATTGAATCGTCCTCAATAGAGCAAGATATAGTGCATTTCTCAAGGTTAACCTCCAGGTCATCAACATAAATAATCCCCTTGAAATCCAAGCCGTCTTCGCATTGTTGAACTATCGTGATAGGAACGGTCTTGCATACGGCATCCGAATTAAAGTACGAGTAAAGAATGTCATACCCATCGCCCCAAAATGTAACCTCCGATATAAAGGTGTTGAATATGCCTGGGTTTTGGCTATCTCTGTAAACCTCCACAGAGGCATCCAACAAGTCCATCGGCTCGTTCTTCAATACAACGCCATCAAGCGTTACGACATAGCTCATTTGAATCTCCTTCTGTTTATGACCTTTTCGGTCGTGTTTCGCCTTGACATCGCTTTAGCAAGTTCGTCCACATTCTTTATCGCAACTTTCCTGTTCTGCTTTAACAAATGCGCTAACTCTGCGGTCTGAAGGTCAAACGAGTTGGTCAAGTTTTCAGCAAAAGAATTGCCTACGGCTGAAGAAGCATTTTGACTCCCCATTGCATCAATGTATCGCTTGGAAACAAACTCCTCAAAGTTATTGTCACGGATGGCTTGAAGGACGGGCTTGTATCGCCTCGTCTCGTCTGCGGTCATTACCGACTCGCCACGAGAGAGCCTTGCAGGAATGCTGTCAGATGTGCCGGTGCCTGGGCCGTTAATGTCAATCACCCCATCTTTGAACCCCGGAAATTGTTGGGACTGAATGGCGGCAATTTGAGCGGCAAGCGTTGCCGTAATCAAAGCGGCCTGCCAATACTTTTGTTGAGCAATGGCCTTAACGATACCCGAAGCCGCATTAATGGTGGCCTCCAATGTGGCAACCTTCTTCTCTTGCTCAAACCTCTTCTTTTCAAGCTCAAGAGACTTCCTGTTGTATTCCTCCTCGCTAATCAACTTTTGGTCAAGCTGTTCTTTCAGCATAATCGCTTCGTTGTTCAAAAGCGTTGATTGATACCCAGCAACCGCAGAATACAGCCCTCCAATATCATCTATAACCTCTCCGACTTGGTTTAGGTCAAGGCTTGATATGGCTTTCTTTCCTGCTTGTTCAACGCCCGAAAGGGCTTTGGCTAATTGAGCCAAGGCTTCAAAGTCCCCCGTTTGAGACATCGCCTCTTTGATGTCGTTAGCCATTGCCTCAAATTGTTGCTTTACAATGGCCCTTCTCCGTTTGTATGTGTCTAATTGCGTTTTCTCAATAAGGTCATTGGCCTTTTGGATTATATCGGCAATCTTTTCTTGGGCTTTTCGTTGGCCTTCAACAATTTTGTCTTGAGTTTCTTTTTGGTCTTTAGCGTAGTCAAGGTCTATTTTTTTGAGCTTGTTTCTTAGCTCCTCGTTAATAAGGGCTATTTTTTCTGCCTTCAATTCCTCGGAATCGGTGGATATTGTCACCTTAAACTTTTCAAGCTCAGCAACCTCCAGGGCCAACCATTTCTCGGCATTGGCCCTTTCTTGCGTTCCTTCTTTTGTGGTTTCAACAATTTTTTTAGCAGCAACGACAGCTAACTCAAGCCGCTGCTCTGTTTGTTTTCTGTTCTCCTTGTCTAATTTCTCATCAGCCATCTTTCTTGCCTTCTCTAATTCTTTGTCAAGTTTTGCGATTTCCAAATCCCTTTGCCTTGGCCTATCCCTTAACTCAATTTTGGCAAGGTTTTTTTGGGCATCAATGACTTTTACGAGTTGGTTGTAATAGGCCGTGGTTCCTTCGGTGAGGGCTAAGAGTTTTGTGTTCTCAAGGGCTATAAGTTCCTTGGCGGCGGAGATTTCATCCTTTGATGCTTTTTCGGCATCCATAGCCACCTGCGTTTCTTTTTGGCCTTTTGATTGAAGCACATTAAGAATATCAGAATAAGCGGCCTGCATAGTCCGTATTCTTTGGTTTTCTTCAGTCGTTGGAAATAGCTTGGTTCTTAACGGCTTCATCTTTTGATCAAGAGCCTCTAAAGCCTTCATCAACTCATCGCTTGATAACTGCTCTATGGATTCAGCCGCACCATTAGACACCTCTCTCGCCGTTTTGGACACAAGACCAGAAACACGGTTTAGGAAAGATTGATAATTCAACTCAGCAACCTTTTGAGCCTCCTTTGCGGCCTCTGTCTCCCCGAAGATTGCTGCACCAATTATGTCTATGCCCTTCCTTATCGTTGGAAGGCTCTTTATCGTTCCAAGAAATCCCTCGCCCTCTGCGTATGGGGTTGTCAATATCGTTTTCACATAATCAACACGCTGACCAAAGGCTGTAAATGCATTGGATATTTCGGTAAGATTTGCCTCGCCTATGGTTCTTTTGAAATCGTTAAAGGCATTTGATGCCCTGTTCAAAGACGCATCAAGCGACCCTGCTTTGCCTGCAAGGGCAGGGGCAAATGTTTCCTCAATGACTTTCGTGAACTCAGGGAGAATTTCGGAAGAAATAATGCCCCCAGACTCCATTATCTTAATAAATTGCCTGTTTGTCACTTCCTGCGCTGGGTGCAACCTATTGTAAGCTTTAACCATAAGGTTGGCCGCACCAGGTAATGCTTCACCAAGCTGCCTTCTTAATTCTTCCGCAGAAACCACGCCTTTGGACAGCATTTGTTCCAAGGCCAAAAATGCCCGTTGAGTTTGCAAAGAGCTTGCACCTGCGGCCCTAAGACCTGCCGAAACCTTCACGAACATCTCTTCGGCCTGGGCAGAACTAAAGCCAACCGTTTTTGCTGCAATCCCGAATTTTGAAAACCCATCAATCAACGGCTCAAACTCAAGGCCGAGTTTTTGTGCAACCTTGTAAAGCCTATCAAACGCCATTTGCCCACCGGCTCCAGACTCAAATACAAAGGCTAACCTATTTTGGAGTATCTCCGTTTTTCTCGTTACATCAACAATGGACCTGCCAAATTCTATGACGGACTCAATGGCAAAATATGCAGCCATTCGTGCTGCAACCCTTTTGAGCAAATTGTCAAAAACATCTATTTGATTTTTCGCTGAATTGACCGCATTGCCCATCCGGGTCACATTGTTGGTCGTGTTGTTCAGTTGAGCATTGACCTGGGTGAGGTTCGTGTTCACCTGGGCCAAGACATTGACCGTGGTGTTGAACGAGTTGTTGATGTTGTTAATCGTACTCAGCCCTTGGGCCGAGGCGATGTTGGAAAGGGCTTTAGCAGCAGCGGTGGCGTAGGCCGATAGTTCTTTGTTCTTAGCGATAAGCTCGTCAAGCTTTCGCTTCATATCGTCTATATTCGCATCGTAACTTACCGATATTTTATCAGCCATTGGTGTCTTGTTTAGCTTTGCGTTGCCTTTCCTCCTGGAAATGCTTGAGCAAAGTTAAGACATCCTCAACGGATGTTTTCATATACTCCTTGTACAGGAATATATCGCCCCTCGCTAAGAAAACGAAGAACTCACGCCAATTTAAGTCGTTGAGGTAGAGTTCCGAGCCGAGATTTCGGATTTCAGGAGTTCCCTCGTCTGCTCCAGCCGGGAGGAGGCCATCTCCCAGAAGATTGTCCAATCTTCTTCTAAATGTTCTATATTGGGAAAGAACTGACTCAGCCCGGCTAAAACGAAAAAATCGTACAACTCCTTGCCCTTGTACGCTTCCCTAAACGCCTCCACCTTCTTCTGCTCAAACTCGTTGTTCCACTCGCCTGGGTTTTGGTCTTCACGGATCAACACAGCCCCCGCCAACTCCATCATCACTTCGGGGTGAACGAGCATATCCTTCCTCCTACGCATCTCCCCGACCAAAAAGCCAATCTGCGCCAAGTTCTTCACGGCGGTGCCATCCACGGCCTTGTTCAAGGCTCCCTCCATATTCTCCAGGAAGACATCCAGCTCTTCCCTTGAAACCATCCGCTGCAACTGAATCACGAGGTCTTGGATCCGTCCCATTCGGTCAATAGGGATGTCAAAGATGTTTTGGTAAATGAAATACCGGTGGCCCTGGCAGGTCAACGCAAACTTCAAGCCACGCATCTTGTCGGGCTTGTAGGTATCGTCCCACACCATTTGGGTCAGCTCCTTCTTGAAAAGCTTGTAAACGAGTTTGTGTATCACGAGAGTTTAATGAGGATGAAATTAAGGGTTACGCCCACGAGCATCACGACACCCATTTGCAGGAGGTCAAAGCCCATCAGCGGGGCGGTTACAAGGTAGAAGATGCCTCCCCATACCGAAGCCATACAACCCACGCACCCATAAATAGGTTTGTGAAGGTTGGGAAACTTATGCGGGGGGATGGTTTTCTTGAACCACTTGCCCACCTTGCCGAGGAGTTGTTCCTCCTCAAGCATAATGGACAACGATACGGTCATCAGGCTTAC